CCGGCAGGGATGATAACAGGAAAACCATTAACCATCGGGTTTCCCCGTATTTTCTCGGCTAAAAGCCTCAAAAATGCTTCAAAAAATATTTCCCAATAAGACCCAATTAAGCCCATTCGTACCCGTTATTTTTGCAAAAGGTTATGCAAAAACGAATGCCATCAAGCGGAGATAAGCAGTGGCAACCTGCCCGCCAAAATTTTGGCGGGCAGGTTGCTTTCGTGCGTTATGGATAGATTGGATTCCATCTACCATTCTTGTCTTTGGATGGCGTATGCCGTTTCCCGTTTTTGTCGATGATGCTCAATTCCCCTGCCTCTGCGGCATCCGTTATGGCTTGGTCACCCACTGGATTGCCGGACTTGCCACTGATCGCATCATTCCAAGCATCAACATCAATGTTCATCCTTCGCCCTTTCATGTTGGGTAACTACTCGTCTTCGTCTTCCGAAAAGATTTCCTTTTGACGATCCTTGCTCTTGGCTTTTGCCTTGGGGGCTTTCTTGAATGTCCGAACGTCCTGCATCGGCGGAGCATCAACGCTTTTTCCAGAAAGCAAATCGGCAACCGTAATAAGTTGGATTTTGGGATGCTTCTTAGGTACTCCGCCCGCTGTCCATCCCGATTCGTAAAAACCTGCGCTTGCCGCTTCAACCTTCATTGGCTTGGTCGGATCATCTAGCGAAATCAAGACACCGATTGCCGCCTTTTCTCGCTCAACAACCCCGACCAAATCCCGCACGTAACTTGCGTGCAGTTTGCCACCCTTGACCGAAAAAATAATCTGCTTCGTCGAACCGCCTGTTGGCTCATCGTGAAAAAATAATCGCCCGTCGATTCCCTTGTCCGCGCCCTTCTTTTGTTCAACAGGGCGAGCATTAACAAGCCCGAGTGCCCACCATTGAAATTGATAAGGGTCTTCTTTGGCTAATGATTTCGCATCGTTTAGTGCCGTTGGTTCGCCAATGACTTCATACGTCGACTTTACCTTTTCGCCAAATGCTGACGCAAGCCGATGTTTGATTAACGAGATTGCAAGATTGGTTATATCGATTCCAATCCAATGGCGATGAAGTTTGTGCGCGGCTGCGATTGACGTACCGCAACCACAAAACGGGTCTAAAATCGTGTCTCCTTCATCACTGCTTGCGGCAATGATTCGTTCAAGGAGAGCTTCTGGTTTTTGCGTGGGATAGCCAAGCCGTTCCTGTGCCTGTGAATTGATTGGAGGAATGTCCGTCCACACATCGCCGAGAGGTCTTCCGCGTTGCTCATCTATGTACCGTTTCAATTGGGGCACTGCGCCAGGCTTTGACTGTACTATCAAGCCCGATTCAAATGCTTTCTGCATTCGATCTTTTGTCCACCGCCATACTTTTGTGACGCCAAGAAATTCGTAGGTCAAATTCGGCCGGTCGTGATTCGGATTTAGAAGGTTATCAAGACGAAAAAGCCGTCCGTCGATATCGCGATGGCGGTATTTATTAGCGGTCTTCGAATCAAGTGCGTCTTCATCGTATGGAATAAACATCGTGTCATTATTCCATTTTGCTAGGTCGGATTTTTGGTAAACAGCGATAACATCATGATTATTTGGCAATCGCTTTGTCATCAGGCTTTTCGCCAATGTTCGTAGCCAAATAATTTCATTGCGAAAGTTGTCTGGCGAGAACGTAGAGTCCATCAATATTTTAAGGTAATGACTTGCCGTCGGGTCACAATGTAAATAAATGCTTCCGGTTGGTTTCAACACTCGCCGCAATTCAACGAGTCGCGGAGCCATCATTGAGAGATAAGCGAGCATATCGCTTTCACCCAACACCGTTCTAAATGCCTGCATTGCTAACGACACTTGCCCGCCTGCCTCGACGACTTCCTGATAAGCCGCCGCCGCGGCTTGATCCCATCGCCAAGTATCTTCAAAGGCTTCGATTTGAGCGGCCGAGCGGCTTCCATCTTGCTCTTGGAAGAGGACGTTGTAATCTTGGTCACTTTTGAAGGGCGGGTCGAGATAGACAAGATCGACCGATTCGTCGGCGACGTACCGGCGCAGAACGTCCAAATTGTCGCCGTAATAGAGCTGGTTTTTCTTCATCCGCGAAGACCCCGCCAAAGAGTGCAAAACGAAACCGCTAGGTTAGTCGTTTAGCCCGAAAATCGCAAGATCGAGACGAGGGTCTAACCCGGCAATGCGATTGCTTGCGGGTAAATGCCGGTACGCTACAATGCGGGGGAACGCTCGGAAATCTGAACAGAAAGCAAAAACGATGACCGCTTTGATATTGCTGGCGAGCGAGTCCAATTCCCTCGACGTTTATGGGCTCTCGGCTTTGTTTGTGTCCGTCATGGCCCTATGGATCACTTACACGGAATCACGCCGAAACAACTCGGCGATTGTGAAGATAATCGAATGCGCTTCCTCATTAAGCGCATCCCTTTACGAAAGCAATGGCATGCCTTTTTACAAGTTTGTAATTGCATTTCGTAACAAGGGCATTTGCCTGAATGACGTTCACGTCGTCCTGGAATTTCGCGATGCGAATGGAACCGGCTGGTTGCAATCACGGATACCGAATGACGACGAATCAGCAATGGGGCAAGCGGACTTTGCAAGAGGGATGATAGGTAAATTCGCTTACAAGTCCCATCGCATGAAACGATTCGACACAGAATTTCTGCTACATCTAATAGATGCGAAAAAGCAGAATGCGAGAATCAGTATTTATTCACAAGGATACCTTGCGGCGTCATTCCGGGTCGGTGGATTGTGTAACGCAATCAAGCATGCTTGGAATCGTTTTGCCTTTGCAGTCAATTCCAAACTTACAAGAAAAGTCGGAAAGGCTCCCGAAGGGCACGATATAGTTCGCGGGTACACGGTATTGCCTTCATTTGTTTTGGTCGAAGACAAAATCATGGGTTTCATAGGTAATTTGAGAACGAAGGCGAACGAGACAAAACAGAACACGCTCGAAGCCGATCACAATTCCCTCTCCGCCGAATAACTCAATTCGACGACTATCTCCCGATGTTGTAATTCTCTCGGCATCGTTGTTTCTGTTCGGTCGAGAATCTTCCAGCCGCAAGCCTTAATCATCTTGTCGACGTCGGGGGCGTCTGATTGGTAGCAGTAGATATCGAGGGCGAAGGTTTTGGTTTTCATTTTTTCTCTCCTCTAAAAAGTATGAAAACGATAATCGCCAGCATTACCAACGCGATTAAATCAACGGCGTTAATCGGCGTTTGCGGTTGTGGCTTGGTTGCCGGAATCGGGATTGCGTATTGAATCGCTGGCGGTGGCATATCCTCATCCGGCATCGGAAAATCTAAATTGGGCGGCGGTATGTCTCTAAGGTCTTCATTCATTGTTTAGCCTCCTCATAAAACGCCAATCTCTGTCGAGCCAAATCGCAGTATTCCGACGAGCAATCAAAACCTAGATACCGACGATCTAAACGATTAGCGGCAATCAAGGTTTGACCGCTGCCGCTCATTGGATCAAAAACCAAGTCGCCCGGATTGCTCCACGAACGGACGTGGTCTTCCGCAAGCCGAAGCGGAAAAACGGCAGGATGTTTAAGCCATAGTTTGTCGGGGGCAGTATTTCCATAGCCCGTTGGATACGCCCAAACATTCCAGCGGGTAGAAAAATCAGGGACGATTCGCCCGACCCTGTTCCCCCATCGCTCGACAAGTTCGCCATTTGTTTTGCGTTGTCTTCCTCTGTCCTTTGTGCCCGCTCGGCCGTTCTTATGGTCTTTAATCAGATTGATTGTCTTCGGGCATCCCTTTGACAAAACGAACATATACTCGAAGCAGGAATAATAGCGGCGGTCATCGGGGAACGTTATGCCGTTGCGTTGATAGATCATCGTATCGTGAAGACGAAAGCCAAGATCGAGGAAGCCCAACGCCTGCCGAAAACTTGTACCCGTTTCGCTACCGTCGACCGTTGCATCTTTCACGATCCAAACCACAACGCCCCCGGTCTTCGTCACTCGGAACAACTCCGAAGCGACAGCAAAGAAATCAAACGAGTAGCCTTTGTAGGTTCGTAGATCGTCATAAGGCGGGCTTGTGATTGTTAAGTCGATGGATTCGTTCGGTAGTTCCTTCATCCCTTCCACGCAATCACAACATCGAATCTCGTTTGCCCGCATGAAATAGATAGTGCCCTCACTAACTATTTCAATGAGACAATTACTGCATTTCCCGCACGGCGTTGGCGATTGCGTCCAATTTACAATCGTGCTGAAGCATCTACGGGCATACTATCCTGATACCTTTATTGCGATTGTTACGGAGCCAGGCCGAGAGAACATTTTCCAAGGCTTGGTCGATCAATACTCGCCGAGCATTCATCCCCATTGGTGGAAGAGCGAAAAATGGGATGAGGTTATTGACGTAGCCTTTCGTCGCCCGACGCAGAATTACGTCGGCTGGGCGAATACGAAGGTAACGGAGAGTTTAATTTATGACGTAGGGCTTCGTCCGATACCTGCCCTTTACCGATATGAGATAAGACCAACGCCCGAAGCCGAGCAAACCGCCCAATCATTTGCCGACAAAATCGGGACGTATGTCTTTTGTCATTTCGTCAGCGAAACCAGCGGCGAAGATAAGCGGCTAAACGAAGAGGAAATCGACGTCGTAATTGAGAAGATACAAAGCCAAGGCTTAATGCCTGTCGTTTTGGATTTTGAAAGAAGAATTAAGCGGCGACATGGCGTCGTCTTCCTCGACCCGAATTCAGGATTATTTGACCGTTGGGGCGATGCCCAAATTATCCGATCAGTGATTGCCAGAGCGAAAGCCTTTATCGGCATTGATTCCGGGCCAGCTCATCTAGCGGCAGCGACAGAAACACCATCGATTGTGATTTGGCGCGGTACTGTCGCCCCTTATTGCTTTGACCCTGCGCCGAATTGCTTTCATCTTGTCCCCGATGATATGCCCCGCACAATGCACGGAGAAGATCGAGAGGAGGCGTTAGCATTCTTCAAAGACAACTATCGCAGCGAGACATACGAAAACCTGCGCGAACATTTGCAAGCACTCCCCCTAAATACCTTTGTACTTTAACCAAAGGTTATTTAATGAGTTTGCTTTTACCCTATGTCGGCGACAAATGGATACTTCAAAAGTCGCTCGGAGCCAATAACACCAAGTTGCATTTATTCACAAACAATCATACGCCCGCCAAAGCGGATACGGTTAGCAGCTATACCGAATGCGGAGCAAGTGGCTATTCGGCAATCACGCTTTCGAGCGGTTCGTGGACATACACGACGCAAGGCGATGAGGCTGATTACGCAACGCAAACATTTTCGTTGACGTCCTCTGCTACCGTTTACGGTTACTATGTCACGGATACAGCGGGGACAACTTTGATTTTTGCGGAGCTGTTCTCAAACGGGCCGTACAACATCCCGTCAAGCGGTAGCGTTGCGGTCACGCTTCACGTCACCGCCAACTAACGGGGGCTGAATGTCCGATGATTTTGATTACGCGGGAGAAGGTGAAATTGTATTAGGTGGCGTTGCCGATGTAACGCCTGCCTATGTCGTTTCGTCAAACGGTCTGTTGATCCTGTCAGGCTCGCCAGAATTTCAAGCGACGTATCCTTATCAAGGCAATGGCAATGCCCGATTATTTGGCGTTGTGTCTGCCGTTCCCCATTATTCACACTCATCGACAGGCGGATTCTCTCTCGGCAGTTTTGCGCAATACCAACCGATTTGGCGAAGCGAAACCAATCTAGGGGCGTTCGATTCGTCGTGGGGATTTGGTTACTATTCGCCCTCATATACAGGCGCAGCGGATACGCATTTAACCTTAATCCAGCAATCAACGGGGGGATTAACTCTCTCGGGCACTTGCTCGCAAAACTTCGTGCCGATCTTCCAATATGACGGAAGAGGGAAATTTCCGATTGTCGGAAGTGGCGAACCATCGCCCTACTATCCCGAAGCATCGACAGGCGGTTTCCGTTTGTCGGGGGCGAGCACAAATGCCGACAATTATGAAACAACATCGTCGGGCGGATTGTCCTTTGATGGCTCGGCCCGGTTTACGATTTCACGAACCACAACATCGACAGGCGGTTTGTCGTTTGGCGGTTCTGCTAATTCTCATTTGACCTATCAAGTAGATTCCAGCGGGCAGGTTATCATTTTCCATTTTGCGACCGGCTGGCATACGAACAATGCCAACGGTAATGGCGAAATGCAAATCAGCGGGACGGCGACAACTTCAACCCGTACCGATTACGAAACAACATCAACAGGCGGATTATCAATCAACGGAGCGGCAACGCCAAAGCCAAGGTACGTCAAGGCGTCCTCTGGTTCTGTTGCTCTTAATGGGCAATCTGATTTTCAGTTTGTTCTAAATGCTCTTGGCTCTGGCAGTTTCTCCATTAGTGGCTCTGCCGATCTTCATACTTTCTATTATGACGGCTCGGGACAACTGACCATAAGCAACAAATCGACCCTTTGCTTCGCTCCGATTGTTGCCGATACCGAAACCCGTCTCGACCTTGTCCCTGCTTTTCTTGGCTCTGTCACGCTTGAAGGCGACGACACGAAGGCCGCAATGCTTCCATCTTATGAAGCCTCTGTACTCGTGAAATGAAAAAGGCATTCGCGGACACTAACTAAGGTATGGCAGCAAAGAAATATGATTTCCAAGGCAAGCATTTAACCACGAAGGAATTGAGCAAGGTTTCGGGCGTGGCCGAGACCACAATTATCGACAGATTAAAATTAGGATGGACGGCGGAGCAAGCCGCCTTAACCGCGCCAGATACAGCCCAAAACCGAATAGGGCTAGGCAAAGCAATTCATACGGGCATTTTATCCAGCCTTAAAAAAGTATGGGACGCCAGCGGTCGAGAGGCGTTTGAGAAACAACTTGCGGTAGCGTTCGACAAGGATGCGATTAAGACGACTCTTGCATTTAAAGAGTACCTACCGCGAATTGTTGAAACATCGGAAGAGCATAAGCCCGTCACGGCAATACAAGTAAACAACCTCATCGACCCGAAAGATTTTCAATTCCTCAAACCGGTAGGAGGTTAATTGACCGGTTTAGAATGGGGGGAATACTACCAAGACCAACGCACGAATCAACTAATCAGATATTGCCCGTTGCATCCTGGACAACAGGCAATTATGGATTCTTCCGCCCGCTTTCTTTTCTTCATCGGCGGCAAAGGCTCGGGCAAATCTTCGTTCGCTCCAATCTGGTTAGAGCGAGAACTCAGAAAAAGACCGCTCGGCAAGTTCATCATTTGCGCGGATTCCTACAACCGATTAGAGCAAGGCATTCTTCCCGAGTTCCGACGACTGATGGAACGATCAGACCTTGGCGGTAAATGGTCTGAACATTGGAAGCAGAACAAACATTTATACAACCTAGCGACAGGCGGCACGGTCTTTTTCCGTTCGCTCGATGACGAAGAATCCGTAAACGGTATCCATGCCGAAGCCATCGTTTGCGATGAAGGGCTATTGCTCACTAAATCCGCTTGGGACATCCTTGAAAGCCGAGTGCATTTAAGACAAGGGAGAATTTTAGTAACTAGCACGCCTTACAAGGGCAAGCGGTGGGCGGTTGAAATCATTGACCGCTACAAAGCAGGCGACCCAAATTATTTTGTTTGGCAGGGCGGGAGCGTAACAAACCCAGCAGTAAGCGCAGAGGAAATCGAACGACAAAGACAACGATTACCACGCTGGAAATTCGAGCAAGATTATCTTGGGCTATTCAGCCAACCGGAAGGCGTCATTTATCCCACGCTACGCGATTGCTTGGTCGATCCTGAGCCGCTACCAGAGGGGAGAATCTACGGCGGAATCGATATCGGGCATGGTGGAGCCCCCAGCGCAGCAATCGCAGGGGTACTCGACAAAGAAAATATTCTCTGGGTCTTCCTCGAACTTTATCACAAGCCCGATGGGCAAGAATCTTCTTACCTTTCTTTCGCCCGCAAGTTGAAGCAATGGCATAACGGCTTCTATCAGGCAACCGGGCGACAAGTCGAACGCTGGTATTGCGACAGCGCAACGGATACTTGGCGAGCATTTCGCCGTTATCGTTTGACCGGCATCGACAACGGGCCGGGACTGAACACCAAACCCGCGAAAAAGGGAGCGGGAAGCGTTGAATATGGCATCGACCTAGTTACCGCACGAATTCAAACGGGCAAATTGCGTCTGATTCGGGGCGCGGTTCTCTCAATGTTGGGCGAAGCCGACGAATACCGCTACGACGTCACCGAAGACGACGCCACAAGCAATGTAATTCGCGGCGCAGACCACGCCCTTGACGCTCTCCGCTACTTGGTTTCGGCGATTGATCGTAAGAGATAGAGCCGACAGCATAAATACGATATGGGAAATATTGACAACGCAAGCGGCGTCGATCTTGGGGCATTGTTTGGAGCGAAAAAGATTGAGATTAAGAAGCCCGAAGGCGAAACAGAGACCGCCGAACCGCAAAACGACGAATACGATTTTGATTTTGGTCGCGGGCCGTGGTTGTCGGTATTCAATGATGCGCTATTTGAGGAGATTTAATGTTTGGATTTATGAAAAAGTTATTCAGCAGGGAAAAGGCAATCGACGGGCGTGCTTTTTTTGGCGTTGATTGGCCGGGCGGGTTTGTCGATGCGTTTCGCCGAGTAGCGAAGCCGTCAAAAGACGCGATGCTAAAAGAGTATCGAGGGTTTGCGTATATCTGCGCTAACTACAATGCTCGCGCCGTCTTCTCGACGAAGTTAAGATTGCTCCGCCGAATCTCCAAAGGCGAAAAATCACGCTGGTCGATGCAGTTTTTGAACCGCGAACAGACCGCGCACATTTGCAAATCTCATAATATCTCTTTGGCAACGGGCGAGAGAATCGCCGAGATAACAAATCACAATGCCTTGTCGCTACTGCAAAACCCTAACCCGCACATGAGCGGTTTTCGTTTGCTCGAATTCAACCAGCTCTATCAGGAAATGACGGGCGAAGCGGCGATAAGAATCATCTATGTCGAGTTTGGAGCGAGCAAAATCCCCGTTGGCTTATACTTGCTTCAACCTCAATACCTTCACGCGGTAGAGGATGAGGAGACCGGCTTCATATCTCATTACGATTACGGGCACAAAGAGAAAATAAAGCTGATGCCCGATGAGGTACTAAACTTCAAGTTGCCGAATCTTCGCAGCCCATACCTTAACGGGTACTCTCCGTTGGCAGGCGTCTTTGAAGACGTCAATATTCTTGACCTTTACAAAGCCACGGAAGCAGCGATTTTAAGTAATGAAGGCAGGCCGGACGTACTGGTTAGCGGCAAAGATGGGCTTGGCGATATTGAACGATTGGAAAAACGCTTCGCAACCAAGTTTCGTCGAGGGGGCAAGGGCGGAATTATGTTCGTCGAAGACGATCTTTCCGTAACGCCATTAAGTTGGGCTCCGAAAGATTTGGCTTTCCTGTCCGTTGGGGACAGAGCAAGAGAAATCATTGCCCTTGCGTATGGTATTCCGCCCGTCTTGTTATCAAGTCAGGGGACAACGCAATACGACGTCGACAATACGGTATCCAATCGGCACATAATTAACGCAATTAAACCGCGATTAGAACGCAACCTCGACGTTCTCAATTCGCATTTTATCAATCTATTTGACCCGTCAGGCACTTTGTTTTTCGCTTATGACGATCCTAGCGTTGTCAACAAAGAGCAACAGCTAGAAGAGGATACCAAGTTAGTAGCGGCGGGGATCGTGCTTCCTAATGAAGTCAGAGTAACCAGAGGATACGAGCCCAAAGAATGGGGAGACAAGCCCGCTGGTATGTATCAACAATCAATCGGCGGAGCGACCGAAGAGATCGAGGAGCCATCGGCCAGCACGGAAGAAGCCGCCCAAGATGGCAACATCCAAGCGACCGCGTTAAACGGTACGCAAATAGCAAGCCTGCTTCAAATCGTCGAGGCTGTTACTACGGGGGCATTGACGCCCGAAGCGGCCGAGTTGGTAATTCAAGCATCATTCCCGCTTCTCGATCCGAAATTGTTATCGCAATTAACCGCCGAGCTAGACAAGGCAAAGAAAGTTCCGACAGTCGGAACAACGCCGAGCGAGCCAGAGCATAAATGCAAATCCCACAAAGCACACCCGCTCCCAAACGGCAAAGAGTTAGCGAAGGTTCTGAAAACGCATTTTGCCAAACAACGCAAGTACGTCCTTGATTCTCTGAAATCGAAAGCGAAGACCAAAGGCTTGCCAAAGAAATTCGTTAATATGGCGGATTGGGATCGAGAGATGTATGAAGATTGCCAACCGCTGGTCGAGATGTACTTTAAGAAGCAATACCAGATTACGGCCAAAGACATCGTAACGCGGGCGGGAATCTCAAACGACGTCTTCAACGTCAAGAATCCACATACTGCCAAGGCTGTCAAAAATCTGGCGTTAAGATTCTGCGAAGAGACCAACGCCACAACATCGCAGGAACTGACCAAGGCATTAGACGATTTGCGGGACAGCTTAGCGGAAGGCTTGACCGAAGGCGAGCGAATGAGCCAATTACAAGATCGGGTCGAGGCGATCTTCGACAATGCGGAAGGATACCGCGCCGAGCGAATCGCCCAAACAGAATCAAGCCGAGCGCATCACGAAGGCTTACGCCAGGCCGCGAAGGATTCCGGCGTTGTCAAAGGGTTTCAGTTGCTCCCTAGTTCCGCCTGTTGTGATTTATGCCAACAAATCGCCGAGGAGGTCGGGGAGATTGGTTTAGATGATTCATTTCATACCGACGACAGCGAATCAACGCCCGATGAGTATCGAGAAAAGTTTGTGCCCGTGCATCCTTCGTGCGAATGTACGGCGGTTTGTGTTTTGACGGAGACAGAGAACGAAGCGGAGTAACGATGGGAATCACTTGGAACGGAGACGCATTTTTCAAAGAGACCAGAGATAAATTAGCGCAGAGGTTAGAACGCGCGGCGATCTTCCTTGAAAATGAGATTAAGAAAAACCTTTCGGAGAAATGCCCAGCGGTCAAAGACGACTCGGCAGAACATTCCGCGGCCGGTCAATTCCCGTTTCTGGAAACTGGCGAATTGCGACGCTCAATCACGCACGAAGTTGACAAGGATCAACTCATTGCCCGCGTCGGAACAAATAAGGTCTACGGGCGTTTTCTGGAAACGGGTACGTCGAACATGGAAGCCCGCCCTTTTCTTATGCCAACCTTTAACGCAAATCACGGAGCCATTATCGAGATTCTCAAAGGCTAAACCCTAAATAGGGTATGAGAATAAAACAATATGCCCCAACCGATTTTGAAATCAACAAAGACCGCCGCGAAGTATTAGCGGTAATCAACACGGCAGACGTCGACCGCGACAATGAAATCGTTTTGCCGCTCGGCCTAATCACAAGCGGAATTAACTACGCGGGAAGACCCGTAATCGATGCCCATAAGACGAGCCAATTCCCGTTGGGCTCAATCCTTTGGGTGAAGCCTGATAAGGATAAGGTACTTTGCAAATTCCGTATGAGCGATAAGACGGAAGACGCCAATAAGGCATACGAGCTGATACAAGATTCGTCGCTCAATTATCTCTCCGTTGGCTTCCTTGTGGTCGACGAATCTCCGCCCACGATAGACGAAATCAAAGCCAATTCAGGATGGGCAAAAGCCGTCAACGTCGTTCGGCAATGGGAACTATTAGAATTAAGCGTTTGCGCTGTTCCGGCAAATCCCAACGCGAAGATCGTTGCCAAATCTCTTGATTGCTGGGAATGGGGAGAAGACACGATTGCCGAAACGGCCATCGACAAGCCCATTATTCCAACGCCTAAACATTACCGCAAATGGAACGGCAACGAATTCGACCAAGTCATTCAGCGGGCAATTAAGCGACACAACGCCAGCGAGATAATCGCCCGCGTTAAAGGTCTGCCTTAATTCTCTTTTCTGTTTTTCTAATCAGCGCGCCTAAATACCGGTGAGAGTGATTGATTAGGTACGCGCCCGACTTGAAGCATTACGACTTCAAGCGTAACGCACACCAGAGATACGACGCTCCAAACAAAAACCTTATTTTTATTTGGAGACATTATGAGTATTAAGAGTTGGATTAAATTTACGAAGGATTGCGGAGATAACAAAGCGGGCGACATCGCCGAAGTAGATGATGAAACCGCCAAGGCTCTGTTGAAAATGGGCGTCTGTGAAGAAACAGACAATCCCGAAGAGGAAGCCGAAGAAAAGATCGAAAAGGCTCTCGCCGATAGAGACAACAAAATCGTCGAAGCCATTACCAAGAGTTTGAGCAAGGAAGTAAGAGTAAAATTCCCTGCCGTTGCTCGCGACGACGAAACCAAAAGTTTGGGCGAGTATTTGCGTTGCATCGGTAAGATGAGCGCAAACCAAAGCCCAGCAGAACGCGAAAAGGCATTCAATACCTTAACGAACAAATACGGATCGAAAGCCGTTATGTCGGAAGGTACAAACGCTGACGGCGGTTATACCGTACCGGTTGAATATGCCAAAGAAGTTTTAAGCGTGCCGGGTTATGAGGGCGCGATATTTCCAGACCGTATCAAGGTCAAGCCAATGGGATCGAAGACCCTGTTGCTGCCTGCCCTCGATCAAACGGTTTCGCCTAGTGCCGGAAATTCTGCCTTCTATGCTGGCGTATCGATTGGGATCGTTGCGGAAGGCGCAGCCCCAAGCGACAACACGCAACCGAAATGGAAGCAAGTTTCTTTGACCGCGAAGAAATGCTTAGCGACAGCGGTAGCTAGCAACGAAGTATTAGACGACAGTATTGCAAGCCTTGAATCGCTCTTAAAGGATCAATTCACGGCCGCTAATACCTACTTCGTCAACTACAACATTTTCAATGGCGCGGGCGATACTACCTCTTTAACTGGTATTATCAATCACGCCGCAACCATCAAGGTTGCCCGTGAAAATGCCACGAAGTTTTCGTTGGTCGACGCCGCGAGAATGTATGCCCGCTTAAATCCGAGTTCGCGCAAAAACGCGGTTTGGTACATCAACCCATTAGTTTGGAGTGAGTTGCCAATCTTCGGTAGCAACGGCGGAGCGGCTAGCCATTTCGTATGGCTTGGCAACGACGCAACGGGCGTTCCTTCGCCTACATTGTTCGGCTTACCGATTGTGGCTTGTGAAAGTTTGCCGCCATTGGGAACAGCAGGCGACGTCGTCTTGGCTGATTGCAATTATTACGCTCTTGGTATGCGTACCGATCCTGTCTTTGACAGCTCGCCGCATTACCTCTTCCCGAGCGATCAAATTATTTATCGCTTAAAGATGCGTCTTGACGGTAAACCACAATTAACCGCCCCGATTACTTTGGCTGGCGGTGGCACGGTTTCGCCGTTCGTGCAAACCGGCAATGTTGCTTCCTAATCGTTGCATCATTCCGAAGACAAATCGAGCAGACATTTTCCCCTCTGTGAATTTCACAGAGGGGAAATTTATGCGCTGGCCTATCGCTGGTAGGTTTGCATCCGACAGGCATAAATACTTCATGCTGAAAAACACAAAGTACCGGACAAAGAAGATCGAAGCCGATGAGGAGGACGAGAACGAAGACGAATCGGCAACGGAAACAACGCAAGAGGATGAGATAGAAACGCTGATTAAGGAGATCGAAGCCATACTGACGGAGTTGCCCGAATGATTTTTTTAGATTCCACAACCACGATACGAGTAAGCAACTTAAAAAACCGCTCGGGAGATTTGATCGACAACGCATCTATCGTTGCCACAATCAGCGACCTGGACGGGAACAGCCTATTTACCGTTGATCTTTCGTCGTTAGGTAGCGGCAATTATTCAGGCGACATAACCCCAGCGAATACGGTCGGGCTTGTGGCTCATGCTGAGTATGAAATAAAGATCGTAGCGAGCGTAGATGAAACAATTATCGACAGCCGCCGTGAATTGCATACGGCACAATACAGGGGGTTTGATGAGTTGGCTTGATATCAATTCGGCTTACTTCTCTGGCGTACCAGAGGAGCAGAGAGACGAATTAGCGTTGAAGATCAATAGCGCGACGGAGTACATCGAAAGATATTGCAATCGCAATTTCGCCAAGGCTGACCGCTCGGGCGTCTTCACGGTTCGCCAAGATGGTTCGATCATTTTGGATTCCCCGCCCGTTGAAACGGTAAATCGTATTTGCTTCAGCAACGGCGGTTTTCTGATTGTGAAAAATACAACCCAATATTCCCCGACCTATTCCACGAGCCCAACAGGGATACGCATTACGCACGTCGAGGGCGGTTTGCGGATCGTTCAAGCCTTCACCTATGCGGATTGCCCAACGCTGGAATCGTTGGCAACGGCGATTAACGGATATGGGCATGGATGGACGGCCACGGTAACGGGCAATTATGGATATATGCCAACATCCGATATCGTCGCCTTTCAATTCGGCAAGGCAGGGCAGACGCTTTTGATTTGGCAGGATTATGAGTTTTTCCTTGCCCCTTCAATCTGGCCGACGAATAACTTTTTCGCGCAGCAATACGACGTATCGTCTGGCATCCTCGATTGGGTCTTCCCAAGAGGCTTGCGAGTCCGCATTGATTACACGTCGGGCTTTGATCCTGTTCCCGCTCCGATTGTAGAGGTTGCGGCCAGGCTGGTACTTGAAGTCAATAAGAAGAAAAGCGAAACGCTCGGCAACTACACCTACACGCTTGACGATTTGGACAAGTTGCCCAACAGCGACCGACAGATTTTAAGCCGTTACAAGGATCGAACCGTATGATTAGCACGATACCGAATAGCCTTATGAAAGATAAGATCGACCTTTACGGCTTCGCCTATGGGAGCGAAGCAGGGGCGAAGATCAAAGAGCCTGTTTTGAAACAAGCCGGTATCCGTTGCATGGTGCAAAATGCCCCCGACGATATTGTCTCTTGGTATTGGCAACGAAAGAGCAACGTGCATTTCGTCGTGTACTTAATTGACGCAAAGGCATACGCGGAAATCAAAGTAAATGACCGCGTTACCTTCGATGGCAACGATTTCCGAGTTGCGGGGCGTAACGATATGAGCGGGTTAGGCAGAGTATTTCGTATTGATTTGGCAAGCGAGGTTAAATGAATGAAGCAAGTTTTAATCCCCAAGAGTTCAACGCCGATTTTGCAATCGGGGTTTCTGAACAGCCAACCGATTTAATCACGGCGATTGTCGAGGCGTACCAAAGCAATCCAGCCGCTGCCCCGATTCGTGATTTACTCGCCGATGAGAACGGCGAAAAACTCTGTGCCGATTTCGATCCTGAAAATGTCAGCAGACCATACGTCCTCGTATCGCAAAACAATCTGACCAATGCTTACTATTCGCAAGGTTTCAGCGGCCGGGTCGATAAGGTCATAATTCAATTCCTGATTTTTACCGATACTCGGAAACAATGCGTTGATCTTCTTAATGCCCTTGACGATTGCTATTCCTCTTTGTCTTTGTCCCCTGCTTTGGGACGCCCGCAAATCGTTGATAAGGTCGCCCAGCTAGATCGACTTTACGTCGATGCGTGGAAGGGCACGATTAACCTTTTGTACTTCTGCGAAAAATCCTACTGAGATTGATAAATACCATTGGACATTAACCAAAGGTATTTTAATGGCAAAAGTTTTAGGCATTACCGCTTCGGTCACGATTGGCGGAATTGATTACGGTTTAGAAAAATGCACGTTTAAAATCGGTCAAGAAAAGATCGAATACAGAGCAATGGGCGGGGGTGGCTGGATAACAAGAATCCCAGGCGGCATCAAAGAGGCTTCGGGGTCTTTTGAATGCGCGGTCGATAGCGACCATCTTGGCTCTAACTATATCGCTCCGTTCGACGATCAACTCGTCTCCTTCTCAATCCCGATTTCAGGCAAAACGCTTTCCTTCTCCGCTGTCATCGATGACGTAGATGTTGATAAACAGTCGGTAGGCTTGGTCAAGGTCAAAGGCAATTACTCGTCTTCGGGCGCGGTCACTTTCGCATAAGGAGACGATATGGACGATTCAATTAGGGGAACAGACAATAAAATCTATCACTTGTCGCCGCTAACTCTCGGCGATACTACGGCGTTTACGCGCTTCGCTCAATATCGGGACTGGCAAAACTTCCAAAAGTTAAGAGACGATCTACCGCCCGATGTTTTCGCGACGGAGAGCCAACGCCTTTTGATCGAAGCATCTAAAAGACATTGGAACGAAACCACGCCGGAAGTACGTGACGTCGCGATGAGCGTCGAGGGAAGCATCTATTTTTTATATTTGTCGCTTCGCAGAAATCATCCCGATTTGTCGCTCGACCAAGTTGCTGATTTGCTGACAATCGAAACCGTGAAAGATGCCAGCGACCGCCTAGCGGCTCTGTCCGGCCTGAACGGATCGACGCCAACCACAAAAAAAAAGACCCGATAGATTACGGGATCATCTACCGCAAGGCGGCTGAGCTGGGATGGACGCCCAAGCAATGCGACGAAATGACGCTTGACCAATGGAGCAAACTAAACGGGTCAAGCAATGAGGATGAGGAGGAGCAAGAGATTGATTTGCTTTCGGCGACAGAGGAACAAATTCACGCCTTGGGGTTGTGAAAAATAATCAGGGCATACTCTGATAGTTAAACTAGATTGAAGAGAGCAAATCCCCTTCCCGCTTGTAGCAGGAAGGGGATTTGTGTTTAACTGCCCGCAGATAATTTTAAGAAACCATCGGCAACATAGACCTGACCCGCAATGTAAGGGTCAGTAGTCGGCAGCCCAGTGAGACACAGCACGCCGAAAATGCCCGTGCATCCATTAACGCTATTCGCCGAGTTGATATCGCTCGCATTCACTGACCCATAGCAGGCATACACATTTCCAGTGCAGGCATAAATACTGCCGTTCGCCGTAGTAATGTCAGTATCTATACTAACGCCGTTCGTGGTCTGCATTCCGGCGCAGGCATATACCGCCCCGCCAAGCGATCTAAAATCACTATTGATTGTCAGGGCATTCATCATGCATACATTACTGCTGCCATCTACACTCACGCCCATGTCATTTAATTGGTCTGATAATTTACTTGTCGTGAAGTAAGTGCCGTTGTAGGTCATTAGTGCATTTGGGTCAGTAGAACCAAACGAAAAATCACAAGCCTGAGAAATACAAGTAGCACCGCCGAGAGACTGCGCCTGATTTATCCATTGTGAGCCGTCATAGGTCATAACTTGCCCGGCATAAGGTTCGCACACGCAGACTCCGCCGAGTTGGCTAATCGCAGGAGCAGGGATGGCATTATTTATCCATCGTGTATTGCCTGAGTCATAGACCAACGCCTGGAAATCTTGTGGTTCGGAAATAGCAACATCGGATAACCCGCTTAGCGGAGTTGGATTGCAACTAAATGGTAGTTGGTTAGTCCATTGGCTGCCGTTATAAGTCAAAACTTCGCCCGTAGATGGCGTAGTCGTGCTAGTATCTACATCGGATAAATTATCCAGGACGGGGCTAACATTCACCCAACATCCGCCCGCATTGATTAGCGTTTGCCCATCGCTAGGGGCGGACAAACAGACCCCGCCGAGTTGTGAGAGGTCGGGGATAGTTCCCCCGCTCTCATTGGAATTTACCCATTGCTCCCCGTTGAATTTCAAAACTTGGTCGGTTTGGGGATCAGTGATTTCTACGTTCGTTGCATCTTCTAATGGGCGACCATCGACTTTCGCCGAGACGATTAAATCGCGCGCATCTTGTGCGCTGATTTGTTGTGAGTTGTTATCTGCGAATTGTTCGAGCAATTCGGCTTCGGTGCGTATTGTATTAACCATATTGGTATTTATGCGGGCAGGCATAAATAGTTTATGAGCATATTTGAAGTCGGCGCGGCGACAATCCCAATAAAAGTTGACGGTATGGCAAAGGTTCTCGAAGACCTTAACACGGTTAAGGGGCAACTTGCCGACAAACTCGGCGGCGGTTTGATGAAGGGTCTCGGAATGCTCGGCATTGCGGTCGGTATCGGGGCGATTGTCAGCAAAGCAATCGGCAACGCTATGGGGGCCGAAACCAAATTGCATGAAATGAAGGATACCTTGAAAGCAACCGGGCAAGAGGTTGACAACAACGTCAAGAGTTTTCAAAAGTTAGCCGCGAACATTCAAGCGACCACGCCAGTTAGCAAAGGCGCGGTAATGGCTCTGATCGAAACCGGATTGAAAATGGGAATGACGGCGGAGCAAGCCGAGAGGTTATCGACTACCGCTCTTGGTCTCTCCAAGCGGCTCGGGATCGACGCCACGGAAGCATTACACCTTATCGCCAGAGGCGATGACCGCGCCATGATGGCTCTTGGCAGGCACTCCAAAGAAATCGCCAATGCAAGCACGAAGCAAGAGAAATTAAACGCAATCAATCAAGTCGCGGCGCAGGGAATGGAAATGCTTCACGGCGACATGGAAACCGGTAAAGGCAAATGGGAACATTTGCTACAAAATGTCGATTCTCTGTTCACCAAGTTGGGGCAGGCTCTTTTGCCAGCGATCACGGCAGTTATCGAAGGGCTTTCGGGCTTCTTCGATTGGATAATTCAACTCATCGGCGCGACGGCTTCATTTACGTCAAGTACGGAAGAATCGACAGGCAAGGTAACGACGCTTTGGAGCGTGCTTGGTACGTTCTTCTCCGATGTTGCCAAGACGATGAAAGAATGGATCGAGACGATTGTCTTTGCGTTCAACAACTGGGATTTGACCGTTAAGACGGTCGGAATCACGGTGGCCATGATGTTCGTAAATATCGCCGACAGGATTTTATGGTTTGGGAAGCAAAGCCTTATCCTCTTGCAATGGGCGGTCAAAAACTGGCAGGGTCTTTTTATTGACGTCTGGAATCTCGGCAAAACGGTCTTCGTGAATTTGGTCGACAACATCAAAAATATTTGGAGCGCGTTAATCAGTTGGTTCAGCGGCGAAGGATTCAATTTCAAATGGACTCCGCTATTAAAGGGATTCCAGTCAGCGATTAAGGAAGCCCCCGCGTTTACTCAATTCGTTCATAGCGACGTCTACAACGGATTATCCCAACAGCTCAAAGAGGTCGATAAAGATTGGGAGAAGCGGGCGGGCAAATGGAATCAATCAATGCAAGGCGCGAAGATCGACAAGAAGCAAGCCAAGGAAGCCGTCGACGCCACGATTGGCATTAAGGCAACAGACACTAACGCCCCGAAAGATAAAGGAAAAGGAAGCGGCTTCGAGAATCTGGTTGATTTTTGGAAGAAAGCGCAAGAGAGCATTTTGAAAAGCGAACAAAAGGAAGCCGTGAACGCCGCGAAGAAAACCGCCGCGAATACGGAGAAGATGGCGAAATCATTAGAAAAGATGGCAAACCGCCCAGCGGTGGCGGTGGCCGGATAAGGAGAATAGTTGGGACTGAATTTTATAAAAATCGTAAGCGAACATTTAGACAGGGAGAATAGCAGCGCACAGCTTGAATATGTTTGCCCGTTCGAGGATCGGTTGACCGAAGCGGCAAACCTAATCGGCGGTCTTCAATGGGATGGAGACACGCCGCAATACATCACGCCTGCCGAGTATCCTTTTGGCACGGGTCTTTTCTGTTCTGGCGTGGAAATCACGCCATTAGGAAATTATGCCGACGGCGGATACAGAGACGCCCATCTTGTCGTGAGTTATGGCGCATTGAACGTCCTCGACCCTTATGGCTCGGGCATTAAGATTTGTGGGATTACAATCAACGTCGCCGCTGAAATGATGCCTTTGCCGACAGGCAAGTATAAATGGAAGGACAGCGGGATCGAACTAGACGCGGACAAAGACATTAAACCTACGATGGTCGCGCCGTACATCGATCTATCGGTTAAGGTTCTCTACGCCGCGAAGCCATTGCTCGAAGACATTTCTTTTCTTGCTGGCAGGGTCAATACGGGCTCGCTTGATATTACCGATGATGATTCATTCGCAGAGGGCACGGTTTTGTTTATCGGCGCGGATTTGGAGCAAGTTGTAAATTGCCAAGGGCATCCGGCGTGGATAAGGAATTGTAAATTCGGGGTTCGCAAAAATGATGGCAAAGGCTGGAATGCTTGGTTTAATCCCGACAGCCAAAGTTATGAAGAGATTGTTTCCAGCGACGGAGACGAGCCACCTTACAAAGACGCTTATTTTTCCCAACTGTTCGAGGTGCAGTAATGCACGGGCGACAACCTCTGCCGAGATACCACAAGGGAGCGACGCCGATAAAGGCGAGCGACCTAAATAAATTGCGCGGCGAGATTACAAGGCTTGGCAAGATATCGGTCTCGGCCCCGCTGGCAATGACGAACAACGCAACGGGAACGCATATTTCGTTAGCTGGGCCAGTCGGTACTCTCAAATTCAATTTCTTCCTGACCGCGGAACAAATCAACCCCAACGCTAGCGGTAAGGCTCATCCCAACTACATCAAAGACAATGGCGAATGGGAGTTTGACACGACAGAGAAAAAACAAGAGACCCTTTACGCTCCGCCAACATTGACAAACCTCGAATACTATCCGGCAGGCATCGTAGTAACCGCCGCATACCATACCGAATGGCAACGATGGGTAATTCTCTCTTCCCCCTATTGCACTTGTTAAGGAGGCTTCGTGGGATATTGGCAGGCACAACCGACAAACGATCAAACGCAATGTGATTTCTTCCCGCCGAAGCATGAAGGCAAAGCGGCGAATGAAACCGCTACAACAAAATGTCGGCATGATGACGCCAGCGAGCTGCAATGGGTTTGGCACGAAGGGGCTTGCCCGCCCGCTCCGCATATCACGAGCGATCTAAACTACCGTTGCCCTTGTTTGATATTCCGCGACAACTTTGATTGCGAAGACGACGTCCGCGATTTATGGGAAGTGCAAGCGGGGTCGATGCGAGTTGAAGCAGATGACAACGTCGAATGCGGTCAAACGGTTTGGCGATATACGTCGGGGGCGTGGCAGCAGATTTCCGATTCTTGCACAAAAGATTGTCAGCCAGGCGACGAGCCAAATTATCCCGAAGGAATTAAGACGCCAGAGGGGTTTGTTTATATCCATCCTTACGAAGGCTTGGGACTATCTACACCCTGCAAACCAACAGGGACGCACGCCCAACAAACTAAATGGCATTGGGAATTTGACAAAGACAAAAACGGGCAACCGCTGAAAACTGGCAAATGGATATTAGACGAAAACAACTGCCTATCGCGAACCAACGTCAATGAGTGGCTCGGGCATCCGGTCGATTTTGCTCCCTGCCCGCCGCGAAGACCAACCGAAGCGGGACACGATGAGAACGAAATTAAATGGGCGGATTGTGCGCCGACGCAAAGCCTACACTTTGGGGCAAACTCTTGGTCGATTTGCAAATATGGAAAGAAAAAGACCAACGATCTTTTAATTGTGGTCGAGGCTGGCAACCTTCACCCAAACGATGAGGTAAGAATCTATTTTGACGGCGGGGAGAAGTACGCGGTTTTCAAGTTTGCCAGCAAGGAATTTGGAGATTACGAAAAGGTTGAAGAGGGTTCGGTCTATTTCAAGGATCGGAGAGAAGACGAAGGCGCGATTGGAATTTATGACGGCGACAAACTTGTCTCGCATCCGAGCCAATGGCTTTACCCCGCTGGCCCGACGCCTTATTACCCCATCGCGAGCCATTTTTTAATTCTCTGGATTCACGACAGCGAGAAGCCAAACGAGACCCGCAAGGTAGCAACCGCGCTTCTCGGAATGAGTGGCGAAACTACGGGCGGATTTAACACCTATTGCCGAGACGTCGCCAGTGCCTACGTCGAAATCAGCGATCCTGATATCGGTCTCGGCGTTGGCTCTTTTTCTCCCGATAGTTGGCTTGACCGGTTCGCCGTCTATGAGGCTCGCCGCTCTTGGATATTTGATAATTTGGCTATCGATTCGTATGAGGCTTTGACCAAAGACGATGCTTGTTACGATGACGCGAAGTCGCCCAAATACGATTATTACGGGGATTGTCCGTGGGGCCATGGGGGCGACAAGATGCTTTGCAAGGATACAATTCCGCCGTCTTCAATCACGGTAGAGGTAAGCGGGATACGAAGCGGGCAAGGGGACGACGCAGAACAGCCCGACTACATTTATCCGCCTGAATGGGTTTGCCATTCGTGCGAAGAGATCAACGGCACCTACGTCCTCGACCGCTCCGATCTTTGTATGAGTGCTCCGATATGGGCGTCTGATTGCTCTGGCACTCAATATGTATATTTTGGCGAAGCAGGTTGCGGGAAATTTGCGCTCGGCGTGGATATGCTCGATCAATACACCTCCTACGCTGTCCGCGTATGGCTTTGGTCTTCGCATGAGCCACTGATTCTTGGCATTATGGGACAAAAGATAAAAGCCAAAGATTTGTACGAGCGGATCGATTGCCTAGAAGGGGGCGATTTAGAAAATCTCGCCTTTGACGTCGACCCTGATTATTCAGCGGCCGGATTGCAATGGTTTAATCCTGATACTAGCACGTACAAAATCTGCATAAGCAAAGATACCAAATTCAAGATTACGGCGGTGGCCTATGCCTGATTGCGTTTTCGCAAACGATAACGGCTTTTGCGTTTGTTCGGTTTGCGGGCGCAGGATTCCCGCCAGCGATTGCAAAAACCTAAAAGCAAACTGCCGAGCTGTTCCGACTATCGGAACGATCCAGAGGGCGGCCGAGAGGGTCGCGGAGATACAGCGAACGAAGAAACCTTGTAATTGTCGGGGGGGAGTTTGAATATAGACGAAATGACCGTCGAGCAAATCTGCGATCATCTAAACAAGCGACCAATCAACTACGTCCTAGCGTGGATCGAGACCCCCGAAACGCCAGAATGCCTAGGCGCGGTCGAATCCAATCTATTCGGCGACGAAAAACTGCATATCCTTTCGCAGGCTTACGAGTTCGTTTCGCAGTACGGCTAGCGCAAGAATTTCCCCTCTTACGCGACGAGCGAAAGAGGGGAAATTTAAGGAGTAAAAATGAGTAAAACACAAATTAAACCATAGGCACGTTCTCCTTTCGCCATTCGTTAATTGCGTCGCTAATCGTAGTTAGCAACGATTCCCAGTGATTATCAGTAAAGGTTGTATCGGGGTTCGTGAATCTCGAAACAGCGAGCACAAAATGGGTCAACCCGTTCGCGGCGGTCAAAAGTGCTTCGCCTTGCTCTTGCCCAATATTTGCTTGGGCTAGTTGCCTTGCTATCTCAATCGAGCGATTGTGAATGTCTTTTGCGTTCATAACTCATATCCTTCTTCTCAATATCATCCCGACGTAGTTTCATTGAGGATCAAAGGTCGGGTTTCTTTTCTCCTGACCCGTACATCGGCTCCGTTTCAATTTTGTTTTAGCGGTTGAGAGAGATTTTTTCAGAATTATTTTTATACCTAAACCAGCGGGGCTATTTTCGTACTATCTAGGCAAAAGCGCAGATCGGAGACAAAGCGAAAACTATTTTTGAGAAAATGTGTCTGAGCGTTGATGAAAATTTCGTTCGTACTCGACTATATGAATATGGGTAAGTAATTGGACTAACCCATTAACCTGAAAGGTATGAGATATGGAAGCGAAAAAGAAAAAGAAACTATCCGCTTGGATCACGCCCGAAGTCTGGAACGAATTTAAGACATTTCGAACTGCCAGAGGTATGAACAACGACGGCGCAATTATGGCATTGTTAGAAATAGCGAAAGCAAAAGCCAAGGAGGCTAAATGATTACTCACGTCGTCGTTGTCTTTTATCTATCGATCCTTTGCGCGTGGATTTATACCGACGCACGGAAGGGAGGAGCGTGAAAGAATCTATGCACTATTACACGGATCATTTAGCGGGTCGAACGCTGACAGAGGAGCAATGGGCAACCATCTTCGCCGATTCTGAATTAGACCCGCGAATCAGAAAAACGGCGAGGGAAGAATACGAATCGACAGGCGTCCGAATCGTATTGCCCATCGACCGCGAATTGAAACGAGGTCTCGAAGACCTTGCGAAACAAAGACAAACCACGCCCGAAGTAGCGTTGCGAGACGCGATTAAACTTGTGGTTTGGTTTATGAGAAACAAGGAGGCTAAATGAAGCACAAGCAAAAGCCCGTCAAAGTATATTCGCTATTTGGATATCAGAATGACCCTACTTGTCGATCACAAGTATATGGGCGCGTAAGCAAGAATATTTGGCACGTCGCCGCCAAGAGCGTTAAGCAAGCCTTATGGCTATGCTCCAACAACCAATGGCATACTGGCGACAAAAACGCAGTAGGCATTCTCGAAGCCACTAGCGGCAACTATACCGGCGAAGATTGGATCGACTTCGCTGGCAATAAATACGCATCGCAGAAATACAAACACGGTAAGCGATTGTGAGCCAACGAAAAACCTCTCTGCGATTGTTTCGCAGAGAGGTTTTAAGACCATCCCCAATATAGGAGCGAACCCATTCATTTAAGAAAGTGAGAAACCAAATGAGTCCATTATTATCTATCGTACAAACTGAAAAAAATCTTGCGCCGCAAATTAAGAAATTCGCGGAAGCGTTGATTAAGGACAACACGTCCTTTATGCCAATCAGGCTCGACGGGACGAAAGCCCCCGATTCCGAAGTATTGCCGAAAAATGAAAGCGGTAAAGCCGTCTGGGGGCCGTTACAACATCGGCTCCCAACCGCTGACGAAATTGAAACTTGGTACGGCAACGGGAAACAAAGAGGAATAGCGATCATTCAAGGCAACGGCCGAGAGGTCATCGACATCGACGTCAAAATAAATGACAACAATCTAACCCCCGAGCAAATCGCCAACGCGAACAAATACCGTAAGGAACTAGCGAGAGAGTTTTTAGCCGACGAACGAATCGTAACAATCGTCCGCAAAATCAACATCGTAGAAACCCCTAGCGGCGGTTGTCATCTTATCTATCGTTGCGAGACGACAGAGGGCAACCAAACCTTGGCAGAGTTAAACGACGGCAGCGACGGCAAACCAAGAGTATTTATCGAAACGAGAGGGGACGCCGGTTACGTGCTGGCTCCTCCTACGCCCGGATACAAACTCATCAAGGGGAAGATCGAAGAGACGCCCACAATCACAACAGAGGAAAGGGCAACCCTCTTCGTTGTCGCCAGAGATTACAGCGATTACCTACCGCCCGAAAAATCAAAACGAGAAACGCTCGCCAATTGGGAAGACCCCGACCCAGCCAGGCCGGGAAGCATCTTTAACAAGCACGCCGATTGGGAGGATATTTTGGCTCCCCACGGTTGGCAAAAACTATACGGCGACGATGACCACGCCACATGGCGCAGGCCGGGCAAGCATTGGGGCATTTCGGCCGAGACCTACGGTTGCCTTTTCTTTTGTTACTCGACCAATGCGTTCCCCTTCGAGGCGTGGTCAAACGGCAACCCGATTAAATACACGAAGTACCAAGCCTATACCGTCCTCAATCACGCTGGGGACTTCTCGGCATCGGCCAAAGACCTAAACGACAAAGGATTTAACGAAACGAATTATTACCCTTATGGCGAGTTCGACAAATTAGTCGAGACTTTGGTCACCAATGATTGTTGGAGCTCGCCAGCGAAGCCACCAGAGGCTTTAACGGGCATTGTGGAGGATCGACCAAAGGAAGAAATTCCAAAGAGTGAAACGCAACCAAATGTAAAAATTAAGACCAAAGCGAACATCGTTGCCAAAGCCGAGATTTCTACCAAACCGGAAAAAGCAAAACTTCCGCAAGTGGAAAAAGACAACCCGTTGTACTCGTATTTGTGGGAAGGGTATCACGGCAAATTTTTGACGGAGACCGAACGCAACCGAAGAATAAAAAGCACGAAAGAGGCGTTGCAATATGTTCCCCCTAATTCGTTCTTTTCGGATTATTTGGCGTGGGTACTTCCGACCACTGACGCCAGCGTGATGGGGCATATCGCGGCGAGCATTTCCGCCGCTTCCAATTTTATCAATCGGCGGGCTTGGTTTAGATCGGGTCTCGATACTTACTATCTCAATTTTTGGATTGGGATCGTTGCCGAATCAGGGAGCAGGAAAAGCAGCACGCTGGGAGGCGCAAAGAAACTAATCAGCGAAGACCCTGATTATGGTGGCAATGTTCTGCCCGACCATTTCACAATCAGCGCGGTTATGGACGATCTAGGGCTAGAAATTCAGGACGAATGGGAGAAGAAAGGCTTGCCCACGGCCGAAGAGGCGCACGCCCTATGCCGACAGCATGAATGCGACAATCGGCTTTTCGCTCGGGGCATAGGTTTCTTCCATTTGTCAGAGATTGCAACAATGCTTTCGATAATGGGAAAATCGTTCAACGATGAAATGAAGGCTCTTTTGACTGATTGGTACGATTGCCCCGAATGGAAGACCAAAAAGACGAAAACGCAGGGGAAGTATTTCTTCTATCGCCCGTTTGTTTCAATCTTGGGAGCCTCTACCGTAGATTGGCTAGTCAGAGGGTGCAACGAATCGGATTTAATGGGCGGGTTTCTCCCCCGCTGGTTATTCTTCGTGACCACGAAGCAAGATTTCGTATTGAGTTTTCGAGACCCGCCCAACGAAGAGAAACTTCTTAACTTGCGGGAGCAGGTTAAGAAGTTGAAGACCTACGATGGGGAGGTTAGTTATTCAGAGGAGGCATTGAGCCACTACGATAGCTGGCATAAATCATTTGTCTCAAATACCGATAGCGCGGTTAGATCGTGGGCGGCTCGCATGGCGATTTACGTCCATAAGATTGCCTTGCTTTACGAAGCCGCAACGACGGGGAGTAAGATTATCTCAACCGACAATCTCCGCTTGGCTTGTAACCTTGTGGAGCGATTGAAAACCGATGTTATTAAATTGTTGGGCGGTCAGTTGTCGTTTGATGAGAATGAAAGAACACGAAACAAGGTTCTGTCAGTTTTGCAAGAACGGTATCCCGAATGGGTTAGCCAATCGGAGATACTTCGAGCAACGCACCTCAAAGCCAAAGACCTGAACGGGGATATATGGCCGACGCTCATCGAATCAGAGATTGTCGAAAAGAAGCTCGGGGCGGTTTGCGGGAACGGTAAACAAACGGCTTGGTTTCGTTCAAAGGCTTAAAGGCAGATTCACAGATTACGCCTAGTTGCGAGCATTCGGGAGCAACTAGGCTTTCGGGAAAATAAGGGTAAATACTTACTAATTCCCTCTTTCTCTCTCTCTCTCTCTCTCTCTCTTATATATACGTTAAGACCCCTACGGGGAGAGACAGAGAGAGACTCCCGCGAATTTGGGAACTGGGGGCAAAAACGCAAAAAAGCCTATGATTTACGGCAAACTAGTTTCACAAACGCCCCTATTCTAATCTGGATTATTATCAACTTGGTTTGCCAAGCCCGTTAATAACATCATCTACGGCGCGGGCCGTCTTGATTTCGTTTTCTCTCTCTCCCTCTGGTAGATCAAACACAGTAAAACCGCGCGCGGTATTCTCGACGCCCGTTATCTCGGCAACGATTGTTCGCAGAACATCGGCGCGGGTTGTCTTATTCCTTCGCGCGTATTTGCCCAACGCCTTCCATAGAGGATCGGGAAAGTAAACGGCTCGGGGTCGGCATGTTCGCATAATGTATTTATCCGGCCGAATACTCGAAAACTCATTTGCCCCAATTTTCGCCAAACGGCAAATGATCTTGCGCCTCCTCAACCCCTCTCCGATACCCCAAACCTAGCCCACGATTGGCCACGATAGAGCCTAACGCATTGTGCCTTGTCCCTTGATGCAAAGACCCGCCCGCTAGCCCGATGCGTCAGAAACGATCCTAGCTAATCGTGGCTCAATCATTCTCGGCAGGATGATTGCAGACGGCACAAACGCCCGATGAATCTTGCGACCCCGAATCATTTGCATAACCATTTTGCAAAACGGATTCCGTTTTGCAAAATGTTCCCCGTCTGTTTGGGATTCAATCGGGAGAGATACCGTTTGTCATATCGGAGGGAACAAAAACGCATCGCGGACGGGCGAGAAAAAATCCCCCCGGAGGGGGATTTTTTTGAGACCCCGCGAAAATACGGGGCGGCATTGGCGTGATTGCGGAAGGAAAAAAAGAAGAATGCTCTTGCGCTCATACATATTCTGTCGGCAAGCGAGTCCAAAGGGCTATGACACGGCTAGCCACGCCGGGATGTTCGCCAATGCTGGCATAGGGAAGAGGTCAAGACGCCCTACGCTGGCTCTCCCTAATAGCGACTGGGGGCGGAATCCCAAGCCGACAATCGACCCGTTTTGCTCGCTATGGCAAACGGTCTTTTCATAACCTACATTTATCAATATCCAATCGGTAGCGGCCGAGCGGAGCAACAGCCTAGCGAATTATTCGCTAGGCTGTTGCGATTTCTAAGTCAACGATACTAAATAATATTGAGCGGTCTTTTTCTCTCCTAAGTTATTCCGCTCACCCTGATTAACAATCGCCCCGCAACGATATGCGGGGCGATTGTGTTCGATGACCCGCTGATTATTTCGCCTTGCAAATCGCCAACCGCTTCGGCTTGCGAAACACCCACAGGTACGATTCCATTTTGCGCGCTGTTCGTTGCTCGCCGTTAAGCCTTATCGGCCGACGCGCCCCCAACAGGATAAATCGGTCGACGTCTCTCATCCCAAGATCAAGGGCGAACCGCCAAGTCGAAATCATCATGCGCCATTGCTTGCCGCCATGATAGGCGTCTTGGCATTTGACCAGAAGCAGACCGCCCGGTCTCAATACTCGCTCCGCTTCCTTCATTCCATCCCGATATAATTTTTCAACATCCGCCAAACTAAGCGCAGACGAAGACGTCTCGTAGCGATGTTGATATATTTTCAAATCGCCGAACGGCGGATCGAAGGCAACAACATCTAACGAAGCAGGATCATAAGGCAACTTGCGACAATCGTAGGGGGCAATATCTGACCCTTCCCGACCGATATGCAAATCGGAAAAACGGAATTGATAATCGGCAGGATTCAAGCGACGCCAAAAAACTCCCTTGCCGTATGTGACGTCGGCTATCGTCTGGCCCTTCGCAAAATAAAGCCGAGACACGGCAAGAATTAAATCCCCGCTGTCGCCCTCGATAACGGTAGAGATTTCATCGCCTGAATTATTAACCAGATGAGATTTCGCGCCGACCAAAGGCATATCATAACTTTTATTAAGACCGTCATTTCTTTCGCCCTTGGCTCTCGCTTCCTCTTCGGCGAATGTACCAAAAACAAATTCGCCCTTGAATCCATCTTGATTGCGACGAAATATTACAACGATGGTCTCGATAGAGTTGGCCCCGTAGGATTGATATCCAGCGGCAACGCCATCTTTTTTGCCCGTGCCTTTGTAAGTCGCTTTGCGTCCTATACATCTACACTCGCCCTTGCCCCAAACATACTCCTTGAACCAATCTTGCGATTGCCAAAGCGGGACAATCATAACTACCGTGATACCGCTCTGGGCCTGCTGCCATCCATACTCGACCCATTTACCTACGGTAGAAAATGGCGGATTGCAAAAGACCGCGCCACCATTCGACCACTTGCCCCAATTTTGTTTAAGAGCGTCCATTTCAGGGGAAATAAAAATTGGGCACTTGGTATTGTGCGAAACCGCCGCCGCATCGAGGGCGAAGTTGTATTGTTTATTAAGACGATCAAACAGCCAATCAGGGGTAGCGAAACAATCATCTTCGGGAGAGGGATTAGCCTTGCGGAATTTTTTAAGGGCCTGACGTACAGGCATCTTGCCCGCTTCCTCAACCGTATTGAATGTTTTCGCAATTCCGATGGCATCGTGAGCGCGCTGATAGTTGCTGCCGATTGATTCGAGAGCCTTGATCCAATCGCCTTTTTTCTCGCAACGATTCTTAATTTCTAAAAGATAGCGACCCAGCTGCCACCATTTCGCGGTTAGATACTTTCGCTTTGTCTTAATATCTTTTTCTAAACCGTCAATCTCGGCCCGCAATGCTTTCGCTTTCGCAACTAGATCGTCGAGACTCCGACATTCGGAAACATCGCCCGTCGAAGTTGTCTTAATTATCTTTGTCGGGTCTGTTGGATCGAGAGATAGACCCATCGCCAGCAAATCTGATTCGTTTGTGATACGCAACATAATGCACACTCCATAGAGAGAAAAAAGAAGCGATGATCGACAGCGATCATCAACGGCGTGCCAATGTAGCTATCTCTCTTGTCCGGCACCACGGCATTTTGTTTGCGCGCATTTCGGCGCAACGATTTTATTCCTAAACCGACAGAGCGAAGTTTTCTCAAACTATTTTTGAGAAAATGAGCATCATTTCTAATCACAAATACAAAGGAACAATCGTTCTCAAAATGCGTCCGATTTCCAAACCGACCCAAGAGCCCAAAAAGATTTAGGAATAAAAACGCAATCAGTTATTCATTGATAATACTGATTACAAATTGCGTTAAGGACGTTCTCTTCTCTCTCAATGCGCGTCTCTCTCTGTCGCTCATGCGCGCAACATTTTCGCTATTGACGTAAGACGCCCAAATCCGACTAATGGGACGTGTAGGGTACGCACGGCGCGTATCCGACAGCAATTGCACTTATTTGTCAGGAGACACAACATGAAGACGAAGACAACGAAAACACCAGACCATATCTATCAGGATGGCCAAGGTATCTGGCACTATCCAACCAAAGACAAAGAGAGAATGGGTCTCGATAGCGATGACGCGATTGCATTTATTGGGTCGCTCCGAGAGGAGACAACAGACGTCGACGATTCGCTCACGCTGGGCCAATGGGCTGACGATCCAAGCAACCGCAACAAATACAACCGTATCTGTGATGAGTACGGAGCGGACGTCGACGGCGATTGGTATGACCAACATCAAGACAAGACCCTAGCCGATCTATTGGGGGCCGCATAATGCCATCACCATACACCCCCGCAACATCGCAATTACTTCGCCGCAAGCAAGCGGCCGAGTATCTCGGCGTGAGTGTCAAGCAATTCGCGTCGCTTGGCATTTTTACATTATCGGAGACGATTGGGCGTCATCCGGCAGCATTGGCACTTATGTATCAGGAGATAGAGGGATATGAGTTACACAATCATCACGCCAGCAGGAAAGCAAATCACAATACCGCAAGATGACCTAGCCGCGGCCGGTTGTCAGGGCGACGGAGACCACGAATCCGAGATACTGGATATGGGTAGATATGTCGCATGTCAACAGGCACTATGCGAAAAGATACGAGAGTCGATGAGGGATGATGAGATATCCCCCCGTATCGTGCAGAGCATGACGCTAGATGAGTTTTTTGTGGCCATCGGATATCGCAAATCATTTGACGTGATTTCTGCTATCGGCATCGACAATAGCTGGTATGGATTGCACGGCCGCGACACATTGCGGTCGATACTCCGACGATGGGAGAACATCTGATGCCATCACCATACACCCCCGCAACATCGCAATTACTTCGCCGCAAGCAAGCCGCCGAATATCTCGGCGTCTCGATCAAGCAATTCGCCGCGCTCGGCATCCCTGCCCGCGAAAACATCAAAACCCCGCGCGGTCAAAAAAGATATTGGGTAAGAGACCTCGAAAGATGGTTGGCTAATTCGCTATTAGAAAATAATTAAGCAATGAATCCGCCCGACGCAGGGCAATCCCCGTGCGGGAAGAATAAGACCGCACGGGGATTTGTTATTTCTCGATTACAAGTCGTCGCTACCGATACTATCTTTCAAATCCATTAAGGCGGTAAATAGTCGGTTCAGTTGCAATTCGTAGTTCTTCGTGGCTTCATCTATGATGGACTCTGCTTCATCTCTCGACATTTGCAAGGAAGATTCAAATAGGGGCGGCAACGATGATGAGACGTCAAATAGGTCGCGAAGGGTTTGTTTAACTTTGCCTGCTTTCTTGCCTACAAGCAATTCAATTGCCATTCCATCGGCATTAAGTTTCGCTTCCAGCGTTCTATTTTGTCTAAGCGTACTAAGTGCTTCGGTCGGGATATAAATTATCGCGGATTTTAGAAAATCCAGCGAGGCATGTCGAAAGAGTTGCGCGTCTTCAAATGTTTTCGTTATCAGTTTCATGGCTTCGTGCAAAGTAGAATGCTTGGACGACATGATATGAGCGAGCATTACGCCAAGTACCGGGCCGATGATCGTCGAAATAATTACTGCGATTTCCATTTGTCGTTTCCTTAGTTGTCAAATCTTGCAAAATGCGGGCGAGGAAATGCAACGAACGAAACAACATTATCGACCCCCCCATCGATGAGAGCAAGCACCAACCCCATCGAAACAAAAATCCCCTTTGCGAAACAATCGCAAAGGGGATTTTCCAAATTATGATAACTATAAACCTACTCTATCTATGCCTGCCGGTTTCAATTTAACCCGCCATTGCCACGGCCATTGAGACCAGTAAATCTTTGTCCTCTTCGCTATGGTCATAATGGGCGCGAATTTCTTTTTCGCTTGTCCCGCAATAGTCGGCAATTTGCGACAGAGTCCAAACCCGCTTTTCAATCGCCCGAGTTATGAAGGTATGGCGACAAGAGTACAAGACCAAAGGCTTTTTAATTCCCGATCCAATCTTGGCAGAACGAAACGCCCGGCCCCAAGAATGGATATCCCAACGCTTGCCAGCGGAGGTTGAAAAAAGATGCTCGCCCTCTCCGATTGTCTCTAATCGTTTGCGAGTCCATTCGATCCATTTGGCGGAAAGATAAATCGTCCGATTCTTTTCCTTCTTACGCCCGTTCTTCCATTCTTGCCAAGAGAGAGACCAGCAAAGCCCATTAGGTGCAACCTTGACGTGCTTCGCCGTAAGCGTTGCTAGTTCGTTCGGCCGAGCCCCCGTATCAATCAGAGCGGCGAAGAAATCCCCAAAGCAGGGATCGTCGATGGCTCCCTTGAATGTCTTTTCTTCGTTGATTGAAAAATGATCCTTGCGAGCCTTCCCCGCTTTCGCTTTGAAACCGGCAAAGGGAAGTTGCTCAATCAATCGGTCTTCAATCGCACGAAGGAAAGCCGCTTTGATTGGCGTTATCTTACTTTTGGTTTGCGTCCATTTCGGATGGAACGAAACCCAACTATCTAATACCTGCTTCGTGCAATTCTCGGCAGGCAGATTCCCGAAGCCTTTGTATGGCTTAATCCCGTTGATCTTCTCGCCCTTGCCATCCCGGCCCGTGCAAAAATTGTCGAGAGTCCATTTCGCCATCGCGACGTACCGTTCGGAGCGGTTGCCTTCCCGCTCCAAAAACGAAATATAATTTTTGCAAACATCGGCAACGGTAATTTCACCGCCCCCGATAACAGCGGTGGCAATCAGATTTAATTTAGCGGCTTGCTGTTTGGCTTCGTAATCTTCGACCCAGCGATGAAACGCGGGCAAAACTTCGGAGACATAAGCCTTGCTACCAATCTTGACGGCTTGGCGAGTCGCTCCGAATTTTGTCAGCTGGCATTGCTTCCCGCCGTGCCAAACAAACCAATATCCTTGGCTTGGATCATCCGCCCGTTGACGGAATCGCGGGGGATTATAAGAGGTTTTCGGGCTGGATTTGGTTGCGGTACTCATACGGGCATTCCCTTTCGCTTGAAGGGGATACGCCCGACGTGATAGGATGTTAATTAAGGTTATTGGTTGTCCGGTCACATCGGGCAATTAGTAATTGCGTCGGGCGGGTTGTTGTTAGTAGCAGCAACTCGCCTTTTTCTTTTTATGACCTAAACCCCGCTACGCAAACTCTTGCAAAAGTCCGGTCAGTTGATTTGTGCAAATCGTTTTTGCAAAACCAACGTACCCAACATATCCCCCGAGAAAATCAGGGTCAACAGCGTTTCCGGCAGGGATGACAGCCA